AGTTCCTGCTAAGTTAACAGCAGTAAGAAGATCGTGAACAACACCACCTGATCCCAAGCCGTCTGTCGCAATAACTTTAGTCTGACCCGCAGGAATGATTACATTTGCGCCACTTCCACAGGTAAANGTCAAAGCCGCAGCCGTTGCGTTATACATGAACCAAGTTTTAGAAGAAGTGTTTGGCAACAGACTAACAGTACAAGCCTGACCGCCGCCTGTGAGCTTCAGTCCAAGNCATCTNTCTGCGTCNAGCGCACCGTCTGCAATCGTAATGTTGTCCGTTGANNCATTCGCAATAGCTCTNGTTCCCCAAGCAACTGCCTGACCGATTATTTCAAGGTTTGTGTTCGTTGTATCGCCCCAAGTACCAGACTGTTCTCCAGTGCCGATTTCCTCAAGGCGTAGATTGTTTACATATGTACTAGCCATGTTTTAATTCCTATGCTGCAACCTCACTCCAAGATATAGAGGAGGAAGGGTTAATTGGGTTATAGTTCGGATTTTGACTAGGAACAACATCGCTCCATACCAGAACCTGAATAGGCGTCACAGATGCCGTGGCAGAAAGACCAATAACATCTACATTTGCGTCTGCTGTAACAAGTGTGGAAACATCTCCAACTTGTCCAGTACCAGCTACACCCACTAAGGTCAGGTTCGCTGTTCCTACCACCGTAGCCGCGCCGGGAGAGCCTGTGGCTGCAATCCCCGTGACGGCTACATTAGCGGTTCCTGTAATGGTAACTGCGCCAACAGAGGCCGTTGACGCTAGGCCAGTTACAGGTTGTACGGCATTTGCCACAACAACAACAACATCACTAGCAACAGAAGCTGTTGCTCCGGGTACAGCTACATCGTTGCCCCAAGTGCCACCATTCCAGCCTTGGCTAGAAGAGTTCCACCCTAAATAGGCAACGACCATATCAGTCATTAGGCTATCCTAATAATCGCGTTACTTGCATCCGCTGTTGGAAATACAACAGTAAATGTGCCATTGCTGGCTGTTTTATCTGCACCAAAGTCCAAAACAATTACAGAAGGATCACCTGATGCTGTGTCGTTAAAGATTAAAGCGCCACGAGCCGTAAAACTTGCTGAACTAAAAGCAGCATCAGCGAAATCTGTTAATGCGGTAGTTCCAGAAGCTGAAGGGTTCACATTCGTTAAAGCCACACCCTTCGCAGAATATGCGCTACCAGCAGTGTTGCTGATTTCATTAGTGGAAGTGTACGCCGTAGTTGCCGCAGTAAATGTTGCGCTGTTAGTATAAAGTGCCAAATTAAACGTGTTACCGCCGCTGGCTAAAAAGTTGTGCTTGGCCTCAAGAAGCTCTTTCTTAAAGCTCGTACACATGAAGTTACCGTTAAAGGCCATGTCACAATCTCCTTATTAGTGATGCAAGCTCTGGGTGTCCTGCATCGGTTAATGCGTTATATACAGTAGTTCTGTCGTTTTGCACAGCATCAGCTAGATAAAACTCTATTAGTTTAACTATACGCTGTCTGAAGGCGTGTGCTTGTTGTTGAATTGCAGGATGAGCGCTATCAGAAACAGAAAGAATCTTATCTGCGCATCGCTCTGCAATCTCTTCAGGATTAAAGCCCCTTCCGTTAGAGGTGTGAACCTCTACTTTGTAATCGTCAGGTAGGCCAATATTCATACTAGGTATCATGTTTTCTCCCTTAGTATCATGCCAGTGCGATAAGCATCGGTGACTTCTTGCGATTCACCAAAGTTTTTGACACGAGACATCGCTTCAGTAAACCTTTGAGTGTAATTTTGTACTAAATCAGCCTCACCCTTCATAAACGTGTAAGCCTCAATCAGTGAGCCGTACAAAAGAGCTACAGAAGCGTTCGTACTTAACCAAGTTGTGCCAGAATCAGCACCAGCGGTGAGGCTGGCTGGTCTGTAGAAGTAGTGAAGCTCTACTGAATAAGCCGCATCAGGGGTTGGGGCCAATATAAAGTGAGTTATATCGTACTGAGCGTAGTATCTTGGCTCTCCAGTAGTAGCATTGTTCGGGTTAAATGACTGAAGGAAGTTAACATCCTTAAATAACATAAACTCTTTGACGCTATCTTTGGTGTAAGACAGGCTAAAAGGGGCCAGAAAGTCGTTAGGAAGCGTAAGAAACTGAGAATTGGTGTTATCAGCCGAATATGGGGTAAGAGTACCTGTCTGATTCTTCCTAAAAACCTCAAGTTGAGCGATTTTTAGTATTCTTTCCTCAGTATTCTTTATAAAAATGTCCAAACTATTCACAAAAGTTGTCTCTGTGTTCTCAGTATAGTTCTGAATAGCTGTTTTTAATTCTGCATATGTAAAGCTCATGATATATTCACCGTTACGATACCGACTGAACCAGCCGCGAGTAAGTTATTAGGGGTTAAACCGCCGTCATCTGCCCGTCCTACTGGATTGTACCCCCATTGAATGTTTCTTTGTTCAGATAAATTCTGTTCTGGACGTGGGTTTCTAAGCGATTGTGCGTCAGGAACTGACCTTAAAGGCTCAAGTTGCGGTTCTTTCCTCTCCCACTCGTCTTTTCCGACTAAAAGGCCGTTCCACTCTTTTCTCATGTCTCTTAGGCGATAACGGAACCCTGAACGATCAGATATGCCGTATGCAAATTTGCCTGTGGCATATTTAGACATATCGGTAATTCCTTAAATCTGGAGCAACGCGGAAGGATGCACGATCTCTATCTTCGTCCATTGCGCGATTTAACTCCTCCTCATACACTGTTTTGAGCATTTGAACACGGTCTGGAGCGCGTTTTAAGGCGATATAATAGGCCAAACCAGCCGCTAAAGCAGGGTAAAAACGGAAGGGAACTTGCGTAGTATTGGTGTAAATATCGGCATCATCTATGCGTATTAGGGCGTCATATAGGACCACATCGGTACTATTATCGGGTAAAGGCCACAATTTAAGCACTGGATTTATCTGTCTATCAACAAAAAACTGTGTAGAGCGTCCAGTAGTGGTTTTTGTTGGAATACTGAGGTATTCATCACGACTAATGCGACTTAAAGAGAAATCAGTGCCATCTCTGCGCACAACAAGGGATAATATGTCGATTACATCAGCCCCTAGAGACTCATCACCATCTCCAGAGGTTACAGTGAAGTTTCTTTGCGCAATAGTCCATTGATTAAGGCCACGATTGGCCCAATCAGCAAATAAAAGGTTCAAAGAGCGCTTTGCAGTCTTTAAATCGTACCCTGTTCGCACTTCTAAGCCGCAACGCTCNAAAGCCTCTTCAATGTAGTCTGCTACATCTAATTCAAAGTCCTTGGAGCCTGATACGGTCATGTCATTCCTCGTTATAAAGGTTATCGAAAACCTTGTTAACATCTAATGTGTAGTCTAAATCAGATTTAGAATAATGTATATGCTGAGATGGCTTGAAATCAGGAGCGCCTTCTCCCGTTTGGAACCACGCAGGGTGCGTTACGCGCACACGGTTGTTAGGTAAGGCAACAATATTGCCCGTCCATTCACCAGCATCTAATAGCTGGAGTACATGGTTTTGTTTATGCTGCGCTGGATCGTCAGCGACCTCGCTATCGGTGTAGTCAACGGTAAATAGATACTTTGCAGCGTGCATTTCACCGTTAATTTTCGCCATCCACGGGCAAGGAGTGGTTCTATCCATAACATAGACAGAATGAGTATGAGAGGCGCAATCCCAAGGCTGTGCGTCATATGTTTCCATAGGTTCGGGCCATTCTTCTAAGGGAATGTCACCTACAAGTGCAGTTATTGGCATTCTAGCCCACATTGCACCACCATGCACTGTGTCTTCATCTTCGCCTTCGGCCTCATTTCCAGTAAATATAACCTGAAAACTCAAGCATCTGTTTGGTATTGTTGTTACACCAATGACCATAGCGTGCAGAAATTCGCCGTGATAATCCTCATGATTATGAGTGTATTCACGACGAACCCATGCTTTAAAATAAGGTATATTGCTGTGCAAATAGGCCATATTTTATTTTTTAACTATCTTATAACCAGCAGGAAGAGATGCTCTTGCTGAAGCAAGTGACTTCTTACCGCCAGCGGCTCCACCTTTTGTCATACGCATAACTTTTTTGCCACCAGTGGCTCCACCTTTGGACATACGGCGAACTGTTTTACCGCCTGCTGATCCACCTTTGGACATTTTCTTAACTTTACCACCGTTTCGGTAGCCTTTTTTCTTCATAGCCATGATAAACTCCTTATGATTGGCTTACAGCGCCTGTTGTGCGCTTTCTTCGGTTGGACATTATTTTACCG